ACGCGTCAACCCCAATGTCGGTTATCTGATTGGCGGGGCCCGGGTAGGCCGCATAAAATCCCGCCGTGCCACCGGTGCCGTCGATCTTCGGCGCCTTGCCCGCCGCATTAGCTTCGGGGTGGGTCCATATCGTAGCCAGTGCCCCGACACTGTGTGTCTGTAGGGTCGTCTCGAATATGTTGAAGATATTCGGCAACGGGTCTTCCTGCCGGATGGCCCGGTACCCTAGCGTCCCGGTGAGGCTGTCCGTGAATGTAGCCTGGACTGTCAGGTGAGCCCCGGCGAGCCGGTGGTTCCGGTCCTCGAAAACGACCTTGTTGTCCTTCGACTCGGCCAGGAATCCGATGTCTGTTTCTTCGACTTCCCGCAGGGCCTCCAGCGCCGCTACGTCCTCCGCCTCGAAAGTCTGGACGGTAACCTGACCGTCGTCGATGGTCCGGTCGGCGCTGCCCCACCCGGCCTCGTCCAGGATGGCGTTGATGACGGTACCTGACAGCAAAGTGGTCTGGAGCGGTACCCGTACCTTGCGGGTATTCAGGAACCCAAGGGGACCGACCGCCTCGAGCCGGGCCCGCTGTAACTCGCGTAGCTCCAACTCGGGCACGATGGATTCGAGTTTGCCTTCCCAGAGCGTGACGGCCGTCGGATCGGTGCTACGGAGACGGACAGGCCGTCCGGGTAACAGGCTCCCGAACAGCGGCGAGGATGCGTTGAAGGAATTGTAGTCCCCGGACTCGTCGTCCAGGATGGCGGTCAACCGGGTGGCGACCGACTTGCCGGTTAGCTGGGAAGCGTAGTCCCGACCACGACTCCACTCAACCTTGATGAGCCGGGACGTGAGGTCTTCGCCAGCGGCCGTAAACGTGCCGTCGTTGTCCCAATCGCACTCGAATACATACGTCGCTCGGCTCACGACTTACGGCCTCGCCAGCACCCCGTGGAATCCACCGCCCAGGCTGTGATTCCGTACGGCCCGGACCACAAGGCGCTCGAAGTCCATTTCCCCGAAAATGGTCGGATTGTTCAGGACCACGGTGGTGCCACCACCGCCACCACCGCGACCGAGCGGTATGATGGCCTCCGGGCCCCGTTCACCGACCATCGCCAGGGTGGGCTGCGTGACGATGCCACCGGCGGCGAAGCCGGGAATCTTCCCAATAAGCCCACCAATGCCGGGAATCTTCCCAATAAGCCCACCAATGCCGGGAATCTTCCCAATAAGCCCACCAATGCCGGGAATCTTCCCGATCTTTTTGAGGGCACCCCAAACCGCGAGTAGCCCGTCCTTGACCAGCCCGAGAGCCTTCGCCCACAGTGTCCAATTGAGGAATAACGAAGCTACGTTAGCGATCATCGGGTTCATAATGGCGAGTATAAGTGCCAAGACGCCAGGCAATTTCGAGAGATCGCCATTGGTCAGCGCAATGATGTCCTCCCACTTCATCCACACAGCAATCGCTATCAGGATGACGGCAACCAGGGCCCCAAGAATCACCAAACCGGGAACCATCACGACAGCTAGCGCGGTAAAGCCCGCCACCAGAAATGGGACCATGCTAATCAGTATGAGCAACGGCCCAAGGACGATAGCAAGGGCAACCGTCAGGCCCGCGCCGAGGCCGATAATCGTGAGCACGGTTGGGTTGAGTGCAAGCACCTTGCGCGTGAGCACTTCCATCAAAATCGCCAGGCCCGCGACGACCGGTAGTAGCGGCCCCGCGATGGCCTGGGCGAGGTCGCCGAGCCGGTTCTTCAACTGCACGACAGGGTTGGCCGCGTCTTCGGCTTGGTTTCTAAAACGATTGGTTAGTTCCGCCAACACTTCCGTCGGGGTGGCATTTTCGTCAAGTTTAATGCCGTACCTACCCAGGGCGGCAGTATCCCCGTCCAATGCGCGGCCTACCAATAGTGCGGCCGATTCGAGGTCCATGCCCGTTGCAGCGGCCACGTCCAGAACACGAGGTAGGGCCTCCAACGCAAGCTCGTAGTCGCCAGTAACCAGGATCAGTTTACGCAACGCGTCCCGCTGCGCCTCGTCGCCGAAGTTCGTTTTCTTTTGTAATGTGTCGATGACCGGTTCGATTTCCCCGGACAAGTCACCATATGAGAGCCCGATGGTTTTCAGGGCCGCGTCAAGTTGCGCTATGCCTATTTCTTGTGCGAAGGCGGACTCAATCACCTTGCCAAGGGCCAAGGCCCCAGCAGCGCCGAACGCCGAAAAGGCAACGCCCGCCCCACGCAGTGAGCCCTTGATACCGTCCAGGCGGCGCATGACGGTAGACATACCTTGGGCCGACTGGTCCCGGGCTTGTATTAGGACGCGTAGGCGGGCGTCAGCCATAACTCTACATCTTCTTCTTTAACTGACTTTGTTGGTATTCGCCCTGTGACCCCAGTAGGAGCCACATGTTTTCGACCACACTATCGGGAGCCTCCACATATTCCCGCCAGGACCATTTGGTTTCTAGCAGGAACGCGGCCTCTGCTAGTTCACCGGTAAGACGCCCGTCTCCGCTAGCCCATTCGGCTGCATCCCGCTCGGCACTTTTTTTTCGGCCATCGTGCGACGGTAAAGCGACTTCATCACGCCCAACACGATGTCAGTCTCATAATCGGCAACGCCAGCGATAGCGGCCTCGGTGACGCTATCCGCATGGCTGAATGACAGGGTGCCGTATAGCAACGTTCCGTCATCCTCGTCGGGGTTGCTGGGCGCCTCCTGTAGGTCCGCGCCGGTTGATGCCGTGCCAAGCTCGGAATAGGTCATCCCGGCATCCTTAAGGCCCTTGGCGAACGCGATTGCCCCCTGTTGGACGTGCCGGTCGATACGACGGCGGTCCCCCCGGGTGAGCCACCGTTTGATTTTCCACCAGTTCTCGTTCGCTAGCGTAATAGTAACCACGTCGCCCGCCTCGTCGACCGTCCAGTCGGCGGCATCCATATCAGTGTCGGCGATGGGGGCTATATAGGTCGACCTTACATCGACCTCGGGAACAGCGCCGCCCGGGCGGTCATCGAATCCTGCATCCATACTCTGCCTCCTTTTCTCCCATGCCTGGGAAGCGCGGCCGCCACTTCGCCCCTAGTTCGCGGCGAACGTAACGGTCCCGTCCTTCTTCAACGTGGCCTCCCACATCACGGCACCCTTGACCTCCCCCTGTGGGTTGTAGGCCATCACGAACATTTCAGCCGTGATTTTCCGTGCGCCCGACGCCGTCCCGACCGGGTTGTACTCGAACGTCAGGGCGGTCCCGACCGCCGTCGAGAATATGGCGTCAGGGCCCGTGGTCGCCGTGTCGTCGAACAGACCGCCGATGGTGACTTCCTGGGCCAGTTCCAGCCCCGCGATGACCCGTTCGGCCTCGTCGTCGAAGTGGGTGCTATCCAACCCCTCGACTTCCTTACCAAAGGCGCTCATTGTTTGCACGTATGTGGTGATGGCCGTCAACGCACCACCGGCCGACGCGTCGATGCGGACCACCGCGTTTCCCCCAACCTTGAATGTAGCCATGCTTTCCTCCTAGCCTCTGGCGTATGCCCCGAAGAAGTTCGCCGTCCCCGTCGCCGTACCACCCCCGGTGGTGGCCCAGGATGTCGTCATACGAATGTAACGGCGCACCGCGCCCGCCAGGACCGTCCTGGCCCCACCGGTCCCTGTATGGTCCGCTGTGGCGATGTCCGCGAAGGATGCACCGTCGGCGCTGTCCTCCAGGACCATGCGGTACGTGTTGGTCCCAACAAACCCGATGACGTGGGTGTAGAACACCACACCCGCCGTGGACGCGGCCGCGTCGTCCACCGACCCCGATGCGGTCCCGGCCGTTAGGGCCTGGGCCTCTCCGAAGTGCTTGGATACGTCCAGGGCCCCGTCCGGTCGCCACTCGGCCTCTACCTTCACCAGTTCCTTGACGTTGCCCACTGGGGCCGCTTTGGTCATCAGGGACGTCCCGTTGTATGACCGAGCCCCCGTGGCGGTCCCTATGACGAAGGAAACGACCACACCGAGCGTTCCTATCAGCGTCCCCATTATCTTGTCGATGCCTCCGGTGGCGTCGTTTAACCACCCGGCCCACTCGAGGCGGTCCTGCCGGATGTCCGCCGCCACCCGTTCGGCCGGGTCGCCAAAGGACGTCGGGTCCAACGCCCCCACCGCCAACGTTGCACTCATGCTCGTTGTGCTGGTACCGGGGTTGAAACCCCCCACGTACAGCCGCAGTACCTCGGATGTCAGGTTGCCCATTATCTACCTACCCGGCCCCAGACTTGCTCTATCTTCAGGGCCATCGCGTTCAGTAGTTTGTTGATAGGGCCCGTGCTGGCCTCGAGGGCGGGGGCCATGAACGGTCGCGCCTTGGTCCCGCGCCGGGCGATGGCCCGGGCGACCAACATCGCACCAGCCATGCCGCTAGGGAACCCGTGCCGCCCGGCCCACGGTTGGAGGGCCGACGGGGGCGGGAAGTGCGGGGCCGTTCCGAACTCCACGTGTGCCGCGTAGTCCACTGTCGGCGCGATAGTCGTCGTCAGCGCCCGTGGGTCCACGTTGCTGGTAATGGACGCCCGCATCCGGCCCGTGTCCACGGTGGCCCGTTTCTTCGCCGCCGCCTCGACCAGGAAACCGGCCTGCCGCAGGAAACGTAGTAACGGCTCCTTGACAAGCTTCCGGCTTTTCAGGGCCCGGCTGATTTCGGCCTGGTTTTCCACCTTGATTTCCAGTTGAAGGGTCATCTATCCCACCGAATTCACCGTGTTGAGCAATAGGTCGAAGCCGAAGTAGAAGCCCCCGCCGAACCACTGGCGCCGTCCGACGTTCTCGATGCTGTCGATCACTGAGCTATCGACCTTGCCGTCTAGCGTGTGGTCAGCCCGCAGGGCCTTGATGATGCTGGTGTTGTCGGTCGGGTCGATCATGTTGTACAGGGCTTCCCAGCCCTCCGGGGCGGCCGCCGAGGACACCAGCACTATGAGCCGGAACACAGCCTCGAAGCTGTTGCCCCCGAAGTGGATCGTCGGGTCGACCGACTCGGGCACCACAAGGATGGCCGGGAAATCGTTCACCTGGTCCGGAGGGTGCTTCAATACCTTGATTTCCGTACCCGACACGTTCGCCAGGAGCACGGTTTCGATACCGGCCGGGATGTCGCCAAAGGTGCTCACTTAGCCTAGCCTCTTGTACGGGAACAGTAGTGCTTGACGTCGGCATCGAAGCCCCGGAACGTGACCATGACGCCCGTCTCCGGGAACCCTATCTGGTCCGCGAACCCGCTGTCTTTGCGCTTCCAGAGCCGCGCCGCCTGGATGATAGCCGCCTCGACGATAGGCTCGGGGTACACGTAGTAGTTGATGGCGGACCGGCTACCGTGCGTCCCTGCCGTCGAGCCGTTGACCCCCCGGGCGGCAGTGATGGCGGTGGTGGCTGTCTCACGTATGTAAATCTGCTCGGAGTCGATAATGATGGTCTGGCCCGGCTCTAGCCCGGCGGTGTCGACGGTGAGAGACGTACCCGTGGAATCAAGCGACCCACTAGCCGCTACGGCTGACAGCCGGGTGACCGCGTTCCAGCCCCACGTCCCGTCTATCTCGTACCGCTGCGGGCCCGCTAGGAATTCGTCCTGTGTCCCGTTACTCTTGGGGCTGACCATGATGGACGTGTACGGTCGGCCGTAGTCTTCGGTCGGGTCTGCGTTCAGCGGCCGGAGTATGTAGTCGTTCGCGTTCCACGTGGTGTCGAACGTGCCGTCTTCGTTGTTGTCTTCCTTTAGGGTCGTGACGGCAATCAGGTCCGGGACCAGTAGCAACGTGCTGGCGTCCCCGTCGAAGGTGCGGGTCCGTACCTGTGGCTGGAAGGTACGGACGACATACCGGTCGATTTCCTTGCTCACCGCCTCGACGACGCCCCGAAGGCGCACGTCGTAGCCTGTACCGGTGCCCAGGTTAAGGGCGCCGGTACCTCGTAACGTTTCGGGTGTGACGTAGGCATGGGGCATTGGTTACTCTTCGGTGTTGGTCCCGTCGGCCGGTTTCTCGCCCTTCTTCGTTTCCTTGACCACCTGTTCGGCTTCCTTGACAACGGACGCATCGGCCACGATGCCTCGATTGACCCTGCGGTCGATTTCGTCCATTACGACCGGGGCATGAATCTGGTAGATGCGGAGCACCTGGGTCACCACAAGCTCTCGGAGGAATTCCCAGTCGCCATCGGCTATCGCCAAATGGGGGCCTTCTGCCTGCGCTTCGATCTCATCCAGAATCCGAACAGCCTTTATCTGGTTGGCTTCCGACACCAGTTTGGCCAACCCCAACCTCTTGGCTATCAAGCCGATGTGACTGCACGTCGTTGGCGCGGGCCCCTTTTGCCATGCTCTTGCGCTGGTCGAAGCCCATTTAGTCGCCCTCCGGATCCCCACCGGTCGGATTTGACACTTGCTCTTCCTCGGCCTTCCTACGCTGGCTGCAAGCTGAGCGCCAGATCTCGTCGGCCTCGATGAGCGCCGTCGGCTTACCAAGGTTGGCACGCTCGTTGAGGGCGTCCATGATGAAGGGCTCGTGATACTGGT